GCGGATCTCGACTTGCTGCGTCGTCATGGGCACGAAAGCCGTCTGCATAAAACGCACAAGGCTCACTACTTCGGCGGGCGCCTGGCTGGACAGGGCTGCTTGCACTGCTGCGGTGGCGTAGGCGTGCATTTGGTCGGCACTGAACAGATTGGCGGAGAGGCATTCAGCCGGCTCGCCATCCATAAAGTCAGCAACATGGGCGTGGTTGCGAAAAAACGATGTGTCCGAGTCGGCGCCTGGGGTATCGACTGAGATCCATGCGGGCGCAGGCAGGGGCGGCAGTTGCGGGGGTTGGTGGGTCATGATGTGTGGTGATTGGTTACTCACTTGCCGACCTGCAAGAACGGGATCGGCGCGCCTGCATAGATGGCTTGCGGCAATTTGCCATCCCACGTTTGGGCTTTCTGCATTTCAACTTCAATCCGGCGAAGCTCAAGCACATCTTTGTTTTGAGCAAGAGCGGCGTTTTGGATCTTGAGTGCATCGGCCTGGGCCGTGGCCACCTTCAGATTTGCATAGGCTTCACCATCGGCCTTTGCTTTGAGGGCGGTAGCTTCGGCCTCAGCAATCGCCACCTTTTGCTTTTGCTCGGCCTCGACCGTCTTAACCTTGTTCTCAGCGGCAAGGCGCAACTGCTCTTGTGTGACCTTTGCATTGATGGCCGACATGTAGCTGTCCGAGAACTTGAAATTACGCATGTCAATGTTGATGACATTGGCCCCGTACAGACTGAGCTTCGTGCGCAAGGCGGCGTTGATATCGGCTGACACTTGGGCGCGCTTGCTGATCAGATCGGGCGCGGTGTACTTCGCAGTCACAGACTTAAAAACTTCCTGGGTTGCCGTCTGGACGTATGAGGCCAGGTTGCCATCATGGCTGTACTTCTCAAATACCTCTGCCACCTTGTCGGGGCTCACGCTGTAGCGGACAGTGAGGCTCACCTCAACGGGTTGGGTATCACTGGTGCTACCTTGAGCGCCTTCAACTGGGGCCTCTTCGGCGCGGATGTTGAAGTTGCTCAACTTTTGCCACGGCGGCAAGATGACCAAGCCTTCAGGCTCAATGCCTTTGATGGCGCCAAACTGAGTTATTACTCCACGGGTGCCAGTTGGCACAGTGCTGAAAGGCCAGATCCAGAGAAGCAGGATCAACCCAATGAGGGCGGCGGCGGCATCACGGCCAATGGCAAATGGGTTCAGTTCGTTGTCTTTGATGTATCGGTTCATGGGTCTTCCTTGGTGTGTGGTGGTGCGGGGTCAGGCGGCTTGCAGCACTTCCAGCCGTTCGATGGCTTCGCGTGCGCTCTTGATGGCTTCAGCGTGCAGGGCGTCGTGAGGGCTTTGCAGCGTCGTCACCGCGTCTCTGAGCTGGTGCAGGGCGTCACGCTTGGCGTTCATGAGTGCATATTCCCTGCCCAGCTTTGCGAGCTTGTCGGCGTCGTTGAGGTCAGGCAGCGGGCGAAGCATCTGAGGCCTCCGGCTTCTTGGCTGTTGCAACCTTGGCGGCGTATGCCTCGTTCAGTTCGTCTTCGGCGTCTTGGTCGCCTTGGCTGCGCACCATGTCCACAGCGGCAGTCATGGCCTTCTTGAGTTCGGCGCCATTCTTCGCGGCGGCAATCTCAGACTTGCGTGCGTTGAGCCATGCGCGTCGCTGTTGTTCGTGCTTGGCTTTGGCTGCTGCGTTGCCGTCATCGTCTTCAGGTGCGATGCCACACGCGGCCATCAAGGAGTAGCGGCGGGCGTAGGTCAGCGCAGAGCCGTAGCCCTGTGGGTCTTGCTTTGCGGCAGGTACGTGCAGCGGGCCGGATGAAAGCATCTCGCCTGACTCATGCACGAACACGGTTTCGATGCACACGCCGGAATCGGTTTCGACGTTGCGCTGAATGAGGGCGATTCCGTTCGCGTGCAGTGCGTCAATCACAGCTTCAACGCAGGCTGAGAGGTCGGCATACTTGCTTTTGAAGTGCGGGTTGGTGTTGGTCTTGAGTGCGGGGCCAAAGGCGCGTTGAGCCTTGACCAGTGCGGTGGCAATCTGTTGCATGCTGAACCTCAGAATGGAAGGCCCTTGAACACAACGCCATAGGCGATGCGGGCGGAGTAAATCGGGTTGTGGTGGCGTGCGTAGAGGCGGAAGACCTGCACAAATTCAGCGGCCTTGCTCATCACCAAGCCCCCAGAGCACGACCGCCCCAATACACAGCCACAACAGCGGCAGCAAACGACGCGGGGATGATGGAGAGGGTGAACACGCCCCACCAGTTCACACCACGCTTGTGGTGCTCGATGGTTCCGGGCGCAAAGTGCCGGTGCAGCTCGTTGCGGCGCTGGAACTGGAGCACGTTGTCATTCGGGCAGTCGCGGCCTTGGTTGCATTGGCCGGTGCAGCAGGTGTTGACCATGGCGAGTCCTTGTGTGGTGATGAGGTTCATTGGCGGGCCTTCGCAATACCACCAACGGCACCGCAGTTGTCTTGAGCCCAGATCAGGGCGTCGGTGGTTGTGGGCCAGATGCCGTCCACATGGGTGCGGAAACCATCGGCGCGCCAGAAAATCAGATGGATGCTCATGCGTGCGCCCCCGTCATTTCCTCGAAATACGCTGCGGCCGCGTTTTGTGCGCCCTCTTGGCGCCACTCGTTCACCGCGTCTGCGAATTCGCGCTCGATCAGCGATGCAAACGCCTCACTGCTCAGGCCAGCAGCCAGCGCCACAATGGCCTTTTCCCGCTGTACATCGGTCATGGACACGGTGACATCCAGCGATGCGGCAAACGCAAGGCCGCGCGGCTCCATACCGGTGATGCACTCGACGTTGATCGTGGTCATTGCGCACCCCCGATCAGTCGCAGATACAGAGCGAGGCCAGCGTCTTCGATTTCGGGCGAGGTGATGTCACCGCACACCGAAAACTCAGCGCAGCGCGTGCAGTACAGGGCACGGCCTGCCTTGATCAGCGCGCCGATCAGGTCATAGCGCCCAGCATCCATCGCCAGCCACACAGCGCGGCTTGGGGTGAACTCGGCAACATCAAGCGATGTCAGCGAGCGGTCGATGCGTGCGGATTCGCGGCTGATTTGGTCGGCTGTGCTGCCAGCCACCTGCCCCTGCCACTGCTGTGCGCCAAGCATCGGCGCCTCCAAGTCTCTGTGTCCCATCTCTGCCCCTTCGCTGCGTGTGCTGCGTTGTTCGATGTAGTGACTGTAGCGAAATGCTAGAGGCAAGTCAAGCGAAAGGCTAGACGATGGCTGAAATTTTTTCAGACCCCCTAGAATTGGGGTGCATCAAATGGCTATTGACGCCACAAAAAAGCGGAGCTATAAAGCGCCCGTCAAGCACTGGTTGAAAACACAGTGTTGTGCGGCTGGGGCATCGGCTGGCACAATGACCAAAAGGCGCTTCAGCCTTCGATCTACCCCTCTAGGGAAGGTGATGCCCCACCTGATCGAAGACTAAAGCGCCTTTGCCATTTGCGCCTGGTCGTACTCCGCACGACAGCAGGTGGCGCAAGTGGGCCAGCTCGGAAGGAAACCGCGACACGGTAAGGGGCCGCAAGGCCACCCGGTGCAAATCCGTAAGAATCCGTGGGGCTGGCTTGAGTCGCACGCCTGGGGATGGATAGCCGATGGCATCCACATGCGACTACCCGCGAGGGGCTGATCTCCCGCCTACTTCACATCCCGTGGGGTAGGGGGAGGCTTTCTGCTGATCTTTATGGCTTACGAGCCATCCACACCCATTTTGCGAGCGCGCTACCGGCCATCAGAAAGCAGCCGAACCACGCGAGCAAGTTGCCGTCGGTGCCCATCGTGGCAATTGCTGAAACCAAAAGGCCGCTGTGAGCTACAGCATTCAAGCGCCCTAACACGCTAGGTTGAGCATTCGTTTCCAGCTTGTAGCGCCATAGGAGCGCCAACAAGGCGGTGTAAAGCGCGATGGCTTCCACCGGCCGCCAGTCGTTCTCATTCTTGCTTAACCATGTGAGCAGCGCGCAAATACCGCCAGCGGCCAAATAAGGGGTTGGATTGGTGCGCCGCTGTCGGTTCACGAACAGGACCACGACGGAAATCAGCAAATGGACGGCAAGGAGGCCGACGATCTCCCCGACAGCGAAGGCGTTCATAGCGATGACCAGCGACACGCGGGGGTACCGATGACAACTGCAAGGATGGTCAGTCCATCCTCAATGTTGTGCAATGGTTTGAAGTTCTGGTTTGTGGCCTCTGCGTGCCATGTCCCGTCACCTTTGGGCCTGTAGATGCGTAGCGCGTAATGGTCGTTTGACGTTCGCACCAAAACGCCGTCTCCGGCTTCAACCGTTGATGCCTTTGACCGGCTCAACGTCACAATGTCGCCCTTTCGGGCGCGGCCTGGCAGCGCATCGTCTGTCAATTCAACAGAAAACACATCTGGCAGGTGTTCCTCCACACCAGCCCTAAACATTCGTACTACCTCATCCCAGCTATATACGAGGCCGGGTTGCCTATCCTGTGGCGCGAACCTGATGTTTGTCAACGAACTGACATGCGGTTGTTCCCCCATGTTTATGGGGGCGTGACCTATCGCTGTTGCTATCTCGTCCGCTGTGAGGGCATCAAACCAACCTTCGTACGCATCTTCAATGCGCTTAACCATCTTTGGCGTGACGTTCTTTCGACCGGTCGGCTTGTCTTTGAAGTTGATTATCTGGCGCAGGTATTGGGCCAACTCGGTAGGGTCGGTGTCCGTTTCCTCAAAAACTGACACGTAGTTGGCAATGACGTAGTGCCCGCCTGGGCGACGGTCGGCGGGGTCAAGCCCACCCTCTTGCTCGATGAGCCAAAGCAGGCGGCGGAGGCGGCGGTCTTCTACGGTTTCCATGATTGCGGTTGTAGCAGCGAGCTAGACCCAGCATCTAGCAGAAAACTTGACGTGCGCCGAGCGAATCGCTAGACTGGCGCCATGCAAGCTCAAATTTCCCCCGAAAAGCGCCGCGAGTTGGCCGCCAAACATGGCGTCAACGAGCAGTACCTGTACCAGTGCCTGACCGGGCGGCGCGACATGAGCCCAGCCGAGGCCGTGCGGCTGGAGCAGGAATCCAAGGGTGTGCTCACGCGCCGGGATCTGTGCCAAACGACATGGCAATCCGTATGGCCCGAGCTTGCCCCCAAGCGCAAGAAGCCCGCAACCGCGCAGGGCTGAACCATGTTTGCCCGCACCACCCCGAGTGCAGCCGCGTCGGCCCAGGCCGTCCCGCGCAGTCTCCCTCCTGCTGCCCATCTGGTTGCGGCTGCTGGTGGTGCGGGCCTCTTTCTTCACAGCTCGTCCTCCATCAGCGCAAGCACTGTGAGCCCCACGGCTGCACGTCGCGTGGCGCGGCGGATGAGTCTGCGCACACAGGCTGTGGCCCAGGCGTCGATGCGTTCACTTTGCGCCGCCCCTAATCGGGGATTCAAGCGGGGATCACTATGAATTTTTCAATCGACGGGCAACTGCCCCTGCCTTTGCTGTGCCGTCTGGATGGCCCCTCCGTGGTCCCAGATCAGCACATCAAGGCTTGCACCTCATACCGCGATGCCGTGCGCCTGTGCTGGGCTCTGCGCCGCGTCAAGGCTCTGACCACGCTTTCGCTGGCCGAGCAAGCAGGCTTCCCGAGCAACCACCGCAGCGACTACCTCAGCGACAACGAGGACCGCCGCGAACTGCCCGCTAAGTACATCAAGGCTTTTGAGTACGTCTGCGGAAACACCGCCGTCAGTCAATGGATCGCCATGGGCGCGAAGTTGACTGTACTGGAAGAAATCCAAGCGGCGAGGCTGTCCGCATGAAGTGGCTTCGGTTCATCGCACACGCATGGCGCCTGCGCTCCTTCTCCTTGGCCCGCTGGGTCATCCAGTACGAACAACACGAAAACCAATGAGCTACAAGCAACACCCCCTTTCATCGGCCTTCCCTGCCATGGGCGATGACGAGCGCCAAGCCTTGCGCGAATCCATCGAAAACATTGGCGTTCAAAACCCCATCACGCTGTTTGAAGGCATGGTGATTGATGGTTGGCACCGCTACAGCGTGGCCGCTGAGCTGGGCATGCATTGCCCAGTGGTTGAGCTTGCCGATGGAGTGGACCCGCGCCATTTTGTGCTGGCTCAGAACAAGGCCCGCCGCCACATCACAACGGCTCAGATGGTGCTGGCGACTACG